TCCCGTTAGAGTCAAATCGTCTATACCAGTTCCATATTTTTTCTTTAAACTAGACTTATCTGCAATACATTTTCTAACTTTTGTATCCCAGATTTGTCCTGTTTTGCATTTAGCCATAATTATTTCCTTTCTTTAATTAAAATATTTTCCACTTCAAGTTAATAATACTTTTAACAACATCAAGGCATTCTTTCATAACAGATTCTTTCTCTTTTTTAGAGAGTTGTCCATCCTCGTATGCTTCTTCAAGTACTTTAGCAACTTCTTTCATTTCTTTTACTATACTGGTATACCTAGATGCAACCATTGTAAGACTACCTGCTAGTATAATACCAATTAAGTAAAACATATTTGACCAACTGAACCATTCACTCATTACGATTCTCCTTTATATAACCATCCGATTAATGAACTGAATACAAGAGCTACGAATGCACCTACACTCTGTATGCTTGATACAGAAGATTCCAATGCACGAACTCTTCCATTCTGTTCTTTTACTAAAACTTTTATATCGTCTACTGTTTCTTTAATATGAGTTATCTCACCTGATTGTTTGGCACTCATAACGGTTAACTCCTCAAGTCTAGATTGAGTATCTGTTCTCCAACTGTCCACTTGATTTCTATTCATTTTCCGTTTATTCTGCCTTTTAAGTATGCTAAGTCATCTGTAACATCATTTAATTCCTTGACAATATCTTCTCTATGTCTTTGACTTGTTTCATCTGATCTATTCCACCTATCAATCAATTTTACACAAACATCAAAAGTTGAACGTACATTGCCTTCCATTTTCGCAATGGCTTGACGTATCTGGTCTAAATCTTCGTTTTGTTCGTTTTGGCTTTTAATTAAATTCATTATCATATAAGCAAATAACGCACATACTAATCCAACTGCACCATATTCAGCATAAATTTTTACCATTGGACTCATTTACTATTTCTCAATCTTTCAATTTCATATTCAATTCTTGCAATTTTTTCATCTTGTCTAACATCGCTTGGAATTGGATTGTCCTGTAAATTGTTTATTTCAACTATTGAAAGTTTGTTTATTTCAGCTTGATGCTCTAAAAATGATATTCTTGTATTTAACTGACCATATCCCCAGACCATAGCACCTATAAAACCAACGGCTTGTATTAACATTGGTAAACTAATATTTAATGAACTGTTATCTGAAATTGGTTTGTTCAAGGTTTTTTTATTCCCATTTTCTGTAGTAAGCTTCTTTGTTCTTTTACTTCTTCTTCTAATTCGTTTAAGTGGTCTTGCTCCATTCCTTGCACAGATGAAGTCAACACAGTCACTCTATCTTCCATATCATTTAATCTGATAGACATTTCTTGAAATTTCATTTGTGCTTGATACCAACTGCCTGTAATAACACCTACTCCTATCATTGCTTTAATTAAAAAAGCCACAGAAATATGAACTTGAGCATCTTCACTAATTGCTTTCATATAATGAATCCGAATCTATATGAATTTCTTCCATATCTTTATTATATCCCATAATAAAAGTATCATCTGAGCAACTTGATATAAGCATTATTATACCTACAACAAAAGTCATTACTGCAATATTTAAGCAAATATCAAATATAATTTTTGAATCGGGAAGTATTTTTATTTTAAACTTATCCATTAATTCTTAGTACCCCACGATTCTGTTCTTTGTTGTGGAGTGTGGTCAAATGTTTGAGTTTGTGTACTACTTTTATTCTCTCCACTACTTCTATTGTATTCACCAGAGTTATTAGGTCTTTGATTATTAAAAGTATCGGGATGCCTACCATAATCATAGTAATGCTGATTAGGATATGGTCTGTAAATAGTTTTCGTATTAAAATACATTCTATTGTAATCTACTTTTTCAGCAGGAACACCATTCGTTAGCTCAACAACTGCCAAGCCTAAACAGAACCCTAAGAAGAAATATGCTATTGCTTTATGCACGTTTATTTACTTTATGATATGCGGAGATTCTACCAAGCGATAAAGCATTTTTAGTCCATCTCTCATTTCGTCTGACTCGCCATTTCGTTATAAATCTTTTGAGCATTTAAAATTCTTCCTCTACTGTTAGTGATATGTTATAAATTTCTGGTGCGACTTGTGTCATATCTAAAGAATTGTTTGCAAATCGACCAAAGATATGTTCTGATTCTGCATTGTCGCCCTCTGATGCTTTGTCAATAGAAAAGATAAACGGCAAGTGATTGCCATTTGTTTTATTCCATACGTCAGAAATAAAATTGTCATCAACAGCGTAAGTGTTATACTCGTCTGGCATTAATTGTTCGTTTGTTAAAAAACTAAACTTCATATCATAAATAATTCGTCCACCAAACATTGAATATTGATTAGAAGCAGTTGTAAAAGGTGATTTAGATGTACTTGTTGCAGTTCTACCTATTGTTTTTAAGTTACTAAATCGCTGTCCTCCGTGCGATTCTTGTAAGTCGTTTAATCTGTTGTATGAAATCATTCTAGTAAGGTCAAGGTCTGGAGAATGTGGCATTTCAAAATATTCACCAAGCATAATAGAACCAACAAATAAATCGGTTGATCCAAAAGTATTTGAAGAATTTCCTTCAAATTGTATTCCCCAATATTGAAATGCTTGTTCGTTAAATCTAACAATTGTACTGCCATCTGTTGCCGGTGTAATTATACTTGAAGCAATAGCATCTGCATTAGTGACTTCAACGGGTGTATCCATTGCTGTTGCACTTCCCATATTAACTGCTTGTACGTGAGCCAATGTATCACTTCCTTTAACCAATACTTTTGCATCAGCAGTTTGCATATTGTGATTTAAAATTGCAATAAAAGATTTTTTATTTGAGTTACTTTGTGTATCTATTGTAATAACAACGTGACCATCTGTATCAGCACTTGTGTTAAAAGTTACTTTATTTAACGGGTTTAAATCAAATAATTCTGCTGCTGATCCTGTTGTAAATGTTCCCATATACCCATTCCCGGCGTGAGTTGCTGTAACTGCAAATTCGGTTGCGGCTACTCCTCTTGACATTAAATAACTTATTTCATCTGGGTAAAAACGTGGTGTCCCTATGTTCATATTAGCCATCTTATGATACCTTTATTGCTTTGATTGAACAGCCTGTTGTTATTTTACTAATATCTGATATAATAAAATATCCAGACATTGTAGCACCATATAATTCCAATTTACTATTCCAATTACTAAAATCTATTATATCACCAATTTCAAGATGATTGTACTTTGGTCTTGAAGTGTTAAATTCAATTATGTCGTGTCTATTTTTCGTTATATATATAAATGCTTCAGCTAATTTAGTTGCTGTAGTTGAATCAAGTATTTCATTTGCATTTAATTCAAGCTTCATTATCTTATTAAATCCATTAACTGTCGTGCCTTGTGAAGTTGAGTCGGTTGCAGTAGCTTCAAATCTGTTTTGATTTGCTGCATAATCGTGATTATACTTAACAAGTATTGAATTTTTAACTAAGCCAAGCGGTGTTTTCCCAATTTTATTTAAATTAATATCATTAAAATTAACTGTTTGATCAGACGATGAATAGTCGTCAGTTCTTCTTAGTGTTTTAATTTTAAATTTTCCATCCCCACTTATGAAAATATATGAAAAACATAATCTTCCAAGTCTTTCAAGAATGTCTTTTGAATTAATAAATTTATATTGAGAAAATGCAAACTTAATATCTGCAATAGCATCTTCATATATATCTTTTAAAAAGCCATCGGTTGTATTACCAGACTCGTCAAAAGTAGCGTAATCAATTTCGTCTGAAGTTAATCCGCCTATAACATAGCTTTCACCACTTGCCATAATATCTGCACTAATACTTAATTGAGTTCCACTATCTCTAGCTGTAACCATTGCGCTTGTTTTGTCTTTTATATTGTATAAGGTTTGCCCCACAACTGAAGTTAAAAAAGCAGCGTTTGAATCAACTAATTTATTTGAAGTTGTGCTTGTTCCAGAACCGGTATATATAGGACCTAATTCAGATCGTAAAATACTTTCTATAATAAATATCGGATTTTCTATTAAAGCGTTAGTATTATATCCTTGATTTCTTGAGTCTGCATCTATGTATGCTCCATACTGTCTGCCCTTGCCAGAACAATAAACATAATCAATTTTTGTAGGTGTTAGTCCTGTAATAGTTCTACTA